CATATTCGGCAGGTAAAGCTGACAATGAATTTGAAAATTATGAGATAGCACACTTTAGACTATTATCAGATAGTAATCTTTTACCATATGGTAAGTCTATGGTTGAAGGTGCTCGTAAAGTTTGGAAACAATTGTCACTTATGGAAGATGCTATGTTAATACATCGTATTATGAGAGCACCAGAGAAGAGGATATTTAAGATTGATATTGGTAATATACCACCAAATGAAGTTGATAATTATATGCAACGTATTATTAATAAGATGAAGAAAGCACCAGTTATAGATAAAGATACAGGCGATTATAATTTAAAATATAATATTCAAAATTTAACTGAAGATTTTTTCTTACCAGTACGTGGTGGAGATAGTGGAACCGAAATAACTGAAGCTCCTGGGTTATCATATGAAACAGTAGATGATATTGAATATTTGCGAAACAAAATGTTAGCCGCTTTAAAGATACCTAAAGCGTTTCTTGGTTATGAAGAAGAGTTGAACGCAAAAGCAACTTTAGCCGCAGAAGATGTTAGGTTTGCACGTACCATTGAAAGACTTCAAAGAATTGTTGTTAGTGAGTTAACAAAAATTGGTATTGTTCATTTATATTCACAAGGATATTGTGATGCAGACCTTGTTAATTTTAGTTTGAAGTTGACAAATCCATCTATGATATATGAACAAGAAAAAATAGAGTTGTGGTCAAGTAAAGTTGATTTGGCTGGAACTATGAAAGATAATAAACTTTTATCAACAGAATTTATATATGATAAAATTTTTGGATTTTCTGACCAAGAAAAAGCAAATGAACGATTACAAATCATTGATGACCAAAAACGACAATTTAGATATGAAGCTATTGAACAAGAAGGTACAGACCCAGCCGCGGAAGGTGGCCCTGGAGAGGATGAGTTTGGTGAAGATGATTTGACATCGCCAAGAGATGATGGTATGCATAGAACTGGAGATGAACTTGGGCCAGAAGGTGGTTCACCAAAAGGTGGGTGGAAAGGTGCAGGTAGACCAAAAAGACCAGCTAAATTTGGTAAAGATGGTTCGGCTAGAGGAAGAGACCCGCTCGGAGTTGTTGATATGAAAAAAGGTGGTTCGTCATTAGCTTTAGCTCACTTTGAGAGGTTGAAAAAGTCAATGGGAAAGAAAGATTTACAATTATTACAAGAAACAAACTCTTTAGAAGAAGAGTATAAACGAGAAGTAAAAGATACTTTAGATAACGATAAATAAAGTTCTTCTATATTTATAATTGTGTTATAGTACAAAAATTAATTGGAGTAACAAATGAGTTCACTTATAAAGCATTTAAAAATTAAAAATACTGGAATATTGTTTGAGTTGTTAACCAGACAAGTTACCGCTGATATTATGAAAGATGCAAAGAAATCCACCGCCGTTATGTTGATTAAGAAATATTTTAAAGAAAGTACGGAACTTGGCCAAGAATTACAACTTTATAATGTGTTGGCACATGAAAAGTTTTCACATGAAAATCAAGCTGAAAGGTTAATTGATGCCGTTGTTAAAACAAGAACTAAATTATCTAATACAAAATTAAAACAAGAAAAATATAATCTCATTAAGGATATAAAAGATAATTATGTTATTAGTGAATTTTTTAGTTCACGTATTCCTAATTATAAACTCTTAGCTTCAGTATATAAAGTGTTTGGATATGTTTCTGATGGTACAAAGCATGACCCGACTGACGAAGTTAAAAGTAGATTTGCAATAGTTGAACATATTATTAGAAAAAAGATAGACACTAATATAAAAACAAATAAGATAATTGAACAATATAAAAAACAAGATAAAGATTTGAGATTATTATCTTATAGTATTTTAGTAGACAAGTTTAATACAAAGTATTCATCTTTAAATGAAGAACAACAAGTTTTACTTAAAAAATATATACAGAATATTTCAAATACGAATTCTTTAAGAGAATTTATTAATACTGAAGTTAAAAGATTAACTAAAACGTTAAGATTGAGTTTAAAAGAAGTTGACGATAAAGTTACTGTTATAAAATTAAAGGAAGCTACAAAATTAACTAAGAAGATGACAAATCATAAAATTGTTAAGGATGAAGATGTTGTCAATTTAATGAGATATTATGAGTTAGTTAAAGAAGTTAAAAATGTCATCTCAAAAAATTAAAACCAAACAACTTAAAGAGTTGTTGAGACAAATAATAATTGATGTAATAAATGAAGCATCAGCTACTGGTAATATAGATGGGGGCGAAGGGCCTCCAAAAACACCACATTGGATAAGTCAAAAGAAAAAGAAGAAAAAGTCTGGATATGGTGGTGGTCATAAGAAACCAACGGTTTTGGGATATATGTTGGCTATTGACCCAAAACTAAGAAAAGTTAATTGATTTTAGGTGATACAATGGCTACGTCTTGGAAAAAAGACGGTCTACACTTTTTATATAGATTACGTAGTTTATCTAATTTAAAAAGAAGATGGGTTGTTGAAAATACTAAAGTTAAAGGTAAAGAACCAAGTAAGGTTGAAACTTTACAATTTATTGATAAATGGATTAAAAAACTGGATGATATGAGAACAGAAATTTTAAAAAGTAGGAGTTGAGTCGTGAGATTTAAAATAAAGGAAGTACATTCTTGGTTAAATAATCTACCAGAAAATAAATGGAGAAAAATTTATAAGGTAGATGCTAAAAGAGTAGCTCATTTTGTAAATCATGGTAGTAATGCAACTTTACCCACTACTTTAAGTAGAAAATTCGGGGATGCTACTTTTCTTAGAGAAAAAAAATTAGCTAAAAACTTTGTTTTGCATAAAATTGATGAAAAGAAACAATTTGATAGAAAGAGTAATAAACCTATAGTTGAAACATTTAATAAAAAACTTTTAAAAATAATATATGAAGAAATAATAAAACTTGATAGAAGTGGTATATTAAAAGAAAAAATATCACAAGAAGTTAGAGAATTACGTCTTTTTATAGATAATGATGCAAGAATTTATAAATCGAGGTATATTCCAATACTCAAAAATTTGAGTAAGTTTAAGAAAAAGGGTAAATACGAGTCTAAATTAGCTATAAAAGCTTTTATGTACCTAATTGACGATGGGGTGAAACAATATATTAAAAATTATGGTGGTGACCAAAGTACATTTTCAAAAAAAGATAAATTGGAGTTAGCGAAAGATTATACCGAAGAATTTGAATCACAATATAATAATCAAGAATTTGATTTTATGAAATAAGGAGTTAAATCGATGTCAAAATCACTTTTAATAGATATTTTACCCTTTGAGGTAACATCACAACAAATAAACGAGTCCATGTCAGATAATCGTGGTAGATTGGTAGTTAGTGGTGTGTTACAGCGAGCTAATTCTAAAAATCAAAATGGTCGTATTTATCCAAAAGAAGTTTTAATACGTGAAGCTAAAAAATATACAAAAGAATTTATTAAACAAAGTAGAGCTCTTGGTGAATTAGACCATCCAGAGTCTTCGGTTGTTAATTTAAAAAATACATCACACAATGTTAAAGAGATGTGGTGGGAAGGTGATAATTTACTTGGTAAGTGTGAAGTTCTTTCTACACCAGCTGGTAACATTTTAAAAGAATTGTTTAAATCTGGTATAAAACTTGGTATTTCTTCACGAGGACTTGGTTCTGTTGAATCCGCAAACGATGATGATACACAAGAAGTACAAAAAGATTTCGAATTGATAGCATTTGATTTTGTTTCTAACCCATCTACACATGGGGCTTTTATGCATCCAATGAATGAAGGTGTTAATAAAGAAAATACACGTAATGATGGAACTACTTGTGATAAATGGTGTAGAACTGAAGCAATAATTTCAGACATATTAACTGGAATATAAATATGAATCATTCTATGTGGAAAAAGTGGAGAGACTTTAGATACGAAGCTTTAACTGAGGGTGACAAAGACCCAACAATTGAAAATTTGATAGCTGGTATGATGGGTGCGGCCATGAATCTGATTCCTACCCTTACTAATATGACAAAATACATGGATTTCATTATGAAACCAAACGACCCCAAAAAAAGTCCAGAGGAAAATGATTTAAATACACTAACCGTTCGTAATGCACTTGAAGATTTAGATGAAAATGCTAAATTGTTATTAAAAAATTATAAGTTCATAAGAAAGTATATTAAAGATGAATATGGATTTACTATGCACGGTAGTGTAGATAAAGATGATAGTGATAAAGGTAAAAAAAAAGATGAAAATTTAATAGAATCTGGACAATGGGTTGTAAGAATTAAAAAAGGTAAACGAGTAAAAAAATTAGAATGTCCACCAGGATTTAAAGTAGATAGTGGTGGAAAACGTTGTAAAAAACAGACCAGTAAAGATATAAAAACTGGAAAAAAAGCTGCTAGAAAACGAATGAAAAAAATGAAGTCTCAAATGGGTAAAATTCAGAAGAAACGAGCTAAATCTTTGAAAAAAAGAGCGAGTATGAAACTTTAATATGAAAAATTTTATAAAAATTGAAAAACAGACTATTAAAAACATTGATAAAGGTATTGGTGATACAATTTCTCGTGCTATAAAAACTATATCTCGTGGAACAATTAAAGAATGTAATGGATGTACTAAAAGAAGAGAAACTTTAAATAAAGTTCTTCCATATAACAGAGATTAGTTGTGATTAAGTTAAAAAATATAGTGGAAGAATCTGTAAATGAAGATTTTTGGGCATTACCCGCTAATTGGAGTTCACAAGAAGCAAAATCACATTTCGATAAAGACATTAAAGCTATGTCAAAGATTTTAGGTAAAGCATCACAACAAGTCATTAAGATTATGATGGATGGTGTAAAAGGTGGTAGATATGACGCGTTGGATATAGTAAGAGGTATTGAAACTGGACCTTGGAATAGAACACACGATGGTGAAAGAACTTTTATGAGAATGTTGTGGAGAAAAGTTAGAGATGGGTTTCGTAGATATTCACCAGATAGAAAATTGAAAAGAAAATGATTAAAAATGTTGGAAGTAAATGGGAAGTGTATTCCAAAGATGGTAGTAAGAAACTTGGTACTCATGATACAAAGGAAAAAGCGTTGAAACAATTAGCAGCTATAGAAATTTCCAAACATATGAGAACGGAGATAAGAAAACTCGTTAAAAGAGTTTTATTGGAATCCGATAGTTTGGGTGCTGGTGCCGCTCGTGAGAGAGCTCTACAAATAGCACAAACCCATGTAACTGGTGAAGAACCAAATACCAATCAAATTTCTGGATATGATAAAGAGTATGTTGTTATAGGTAGAACTTTTGATAAATCGGATGACTTAGCCGGTCACAAATATACTGCACTATATACAATATTAGTAAACAAAAATGAAGATGAAATAGTTATTAATCGTCTTAATCTTGGAACTGGTGATGGTGCAACATTTGTTAGAACCAATATGGATGGATTTGGTAAAGATTCACGTATACCTTCGGTGGTTAGAGACATATTATATGATTATTTTGGGATACCAGACCCATTAATGTCGAGTTTTTAATTTAATGTATATTTATATAAGAGATACATATGTCTAATAAAAAATTAAAAACGCTATCACAATTGTCGAAGGAAGCTAATAACTTTGGTGGTAAAAAGGGTGATGGATTCGATGGAACAGGTTACTTCCCAAATAAAAATTTGGAACGAAGTAATAAAATCGAAATGAAAAATAAAGATAGAGCTGGTAAAATTTTTCAAAGTAGTAAAAAATTTAAAAGTACCTATGAAGATAACCACAAAGATGGTAAAATGTCAATGGTACCAGAAAAGATGGTAAAACATAAACAAGATTCGGAAAGTGGGAGAATTAGTAGTAACCCAAAATTCATTAATCCAGATAATATAATGAGATATATAGAGGAAAGTAATATGACAATATCCAAACAAAAAATAACTAATATCATACGTTCAGAAATCAAAGCCGCTATAAATGAACTTAGTGTCAATGTTGATAAAGATGGTATGATACAAGAAAAAACTCGTGGAGCAGCCGCTCCGGCCGGGTTAGCTGCTGCAAGTAGTATATCTAAGGGTGGTTTCAATATAAAAAGCAAGACATCAGTCCGAGGTGACACCGAAGGTGGAACAAGGTCGGGTCGTGGAAGTGATACTGGTGGAACTGGTGGTCGAGCACAACTATCAAGTAAAGCTAGAGGTGCTGTTGCATCCGCTGTATCATCGGCTGGAGTTTCAAGACTAGCTGACTTTACTGCAGCTAAAGCATCGGGTGGTAGAAATGCTTCTGGTGGTAAAATTAGTGCTGGATATATA